GCAGGCGCGGCAATTGATGATTTTGCTGAAATGGCAGCCGGTGGTGCAGTAAAAAGTATGCAAGACCCTAAAAAATTTGAATCCCGTGATTTTGCAGGAATGACAGCGGAACAGAGAAGACAGCAAAAAGAAATGATGGATTCTTTTGACAAATACTTTCGTAGAGACAAAAAGAAGAATAAATAATGGCTACTTCATCATCAGTAAACTTTGAACTAGACGTAGCAAGTTACGTAGAAGAAGCTTTTGAGCGTTGTGGTTTAGAAGTACGCACTGGTTATGATTTAAAAACCGCGAAACGTTCTTTAAACTTGCTTTTAGCAGATTGGGCAAATCGCGGTTTAAATCAATGGACTATAGAACAAACTTCAATTACTTTAGCTTCTGATATAGGTAATTATCCAGGCGGTAATTTAACCATGACAGTTGGCGCAAGCGGCAGTTTTACCGTTGGTGAAACCATAACGGGTGGTACCAGTTCAGCGACTGCTTCAATAACAAGTCTACCTTCATCTACTTCTATGGCTATTACAATTCCTTCTGGGACTTTTAGTAACGGCGAAACTTTAACAGGCGGCACAAGTGCCGCTACAACCACACTATCTGCGGCGGTGGACCTAACTACCGTGCAAAAAACAATTGATGTTTTATCCGTTGTAGTTACTAGAGACAGCACAGATTATGGGTTAACCCGTTTGAGTCGAAGTGAGTATTTAAATTTACCAAATAAAACACAGACCGGAAGACCTTCTCAGTTCTTTTTGGATCGTCAAATAAGCCCAACTTTAAAACTTTGGCCTGTTCCAGAAAATAATACAGATATTGTTAAGTTTGATCGTTTAGTTCGTATGGACGACGCAGACGACTACACAAATACTTTGCAAATACCGTTTCGTTTTTACCCTTGTTTAGCTGCGGGTTTGGCTTATTACTTAGCAATAAAACGAGCACCCCAGAGAATTGAAATACTGAAAGCTATTTACGAAGAAGAATTTAACAGAGCTATGTTAGAGGACCGAGATCGAGCTTCTTTGCAGATAACACCTAGTTTTAGTTATTACGGTAGTTAATCATGGCTAAATATGCAACTGGAAAAAAAGCTTACGGAATATCAGATAGGTCTGGTTTTCGTTACCCGTTAAATAAAATGAGAAAAGAGTGGACGGGTATGTTAGTTGGGTTTGATGAATTTGAACCAAAACACCCTCAACTAAAACCAATACGTAAGTTTTCTGATCCCCAAGCATTAAAAGATCCCAGACCAGATAGAATAGAACCCGTTATTACTTATGTTGGAACACCTATTTTATCTGAAAAAACATTTACCCCAACAAGAGCTTTTGGGGTTATAGGACAAGTTACGGTGACAACAACATGAGTTTTACACTAGCAACGCTGAAAACAGCAATACAAAATTACACTGAAAATGACGAAACTACGTTTACGTCAACTTTAGATACTTTTATAAAAAACACAGAAGAACGTATTTTAAAAAACACACATTTAGATATTTTTAGAAAAAACGTAACTGGGACAATGACTTCTTCTAACCAATATTTATCTAGTCCCAGTGATTTTTTAGCGCCTTTTTCTCTTTCGATTACATCTAGTAGCGTAAAAACTTTTTTAGATTTTAAAGACGTCAACTTTATACAAACTTTTAATCCGAACAGCAGCACTACTGGAACGCCTCGTTACTATGCTAGTTTTGATGTAAATACTTTTATTATCGGACCTACACCAGACAGTAACTATTCTTCAGAACTGCATTACTATTATCGACCAGCAAGTTTAACAGCAGGTTCTGATAGCGGCACTACTTGGTTAAGTGAAAATGCTACCCAAGCCATGCTTTATGGTTCTCTTGTAGAGGCTTACACTTTTATGAAAGGTGAACCGGACGTTTTACAAGAATATGAGAAACGTTTTGCAGAAGCTATGGTTTCTATTAAAATGCTTGGAGAATCCAGGGAAAGCACAGATGAATATAGAACGGGACAAGTAATACGAGATAAACAATAAGGAAAAATATGTTTGATGTTGAAGTAAAAGCAGATGTAAATGGTGTGAACATACACACTACTAAAAATAGGGGTTTTTCCCCAGAAGAAATAGCGGCAAGAGCCGTAGAAAAAATAGTTTCTATTTCAGTTGATGCTGACCCTATGATAAAAGCACAAGCCGAGGCTTTTAAAAGTAGGGTATATCATGTTATTGTATTAGCGTGCAAAGATGCAATAAATAGCGATAGGACTACTATGTATAATCTTTTAACAAAACAAGGTCATAACGATATGGCTGATATTTTAAGGAGACTGTAAAAATGGCTATATCTCAAGCTATGTGTACCTCGTTTAAGTCTGAGTTATTACAAGGTATTCATAATTTTCACAACGGTTCTGGTGGTGGAACTACGACTACTACAGGAAGTGGAAACACATTTAAAATTGCTTTATTCACTTCTAGTGCAAGTTTAGGCGCAAGCACCACAGCCTATTCTACAAGTAATGAAGTTTCAGGAACTAACTATAGTGCTGGTGGTAATACACTAACTAACGTAGATCCTTCTACTTCTGGTACTACTGCTTTGACTGATTTTGCAGATACAACGTGGTCTACAGCTACAATCACGGCCCGCGGTGCATTAATTTATAATTCAAGCACAACAGCCGGATCAGCTAACAGAGCGGTAGCAGTTTTAGATTTTGGCGGAGATAAAACATCTACGTCAGGAGATTTTACAGTTCAATTTCCTGCAGCAGATGCTAGTAATGCTATTATAAGAATAGCGTAAGGAAATTTAGTGGCTACTGGATGGGGTAGAAGTACCTGGGGCGACGATAAATGGGGTGTTACTTCCGCTATATTCAGTGTAACTGGAGTAGCCGGAACTTCAGCATTAGGCTCTGAAAGCGTAGTAGCTGAAGCTAATGTATCTGTTACGCAATCGGCACTAACAACTACATTAGGAACTGTAGTTACAGCAGGAGCAGCGGTTACAGGAGTAACTGGTAGTGCAAATGTAGGAACGCTTGGAGACGAATCTGTAAGCGCAGGGGCCACAGTAAGCCCGACAGGAATTGCTGCAACAGGTTCTGTTGGAAATTTATCTACAGTATCTGTTAATATATTAGAAGTTAGTTTAGTTGCTGCAACATCTAGTTTAGGAACGGTAACACCGAAAGCAAATGCTGATGTAACTGTTACCCTGGATGCAGCAACAGGAAATATAGGTTTTGCTAACGTTTGGAGTTTAGTAGATGATTCTCAAACACCTAGTTGGACAAGTGAAACACCATCACAAACACCTAGTTGGACAAGTGAAACATCTTCTCAAGATCCAAATTGGACAGACGTAGCAGCATAGAGGATATATTATGGCGAGTACATACGTAAATGATTTAAGATTAGAAGAAATAGGTACTGGTGAACAGTCCGGTACTTGGGGCGACACTACAAATACAAACTTAGAACTTATTGCAGAAGCGTTTGGTAGCGGTTCAGAGGCCCTTTCAGATGCTTCTACAGCAACAATTACAATGGCAGATGGCGCAAGTGATGCAGCTAGAGCAATAGCACTTACTCTTACAGGTTCTTTATCTCAGGCTTGCACTGTTACATTAGCACCTAATACAGTTAATAAATGCTGGGTTATACAAAATAGTGCTGGTGACACAGTAACCATTTCTCAAGGCACAGGCTCAAATGTCGTAATTCCGAATGGAGGAATTAAGATGATTGTTGCTGATGGTGCTGGTTCAGGAGCAGCGGTTACTGATGTATTAGACCTAACAGGTGGTACAGGTAACGTAGGACTAGGATCTGGCTCATTAGGTGCAGCTTTAACAACAGGAACAGATAACGTAGCAGTAGGTGAAGCCTCACTTGATGCAGTAACGACTGGCTCAGACAATACAGCAGTTGGCGATAACGCTGGTGGTGCTTTAACTACTGGCTCAAACAACGTGGCAGTAGGCTCTGGAGCTTTACTGGTAGCAACCACAGCAGCAGATAATACTGCGGTGGGAACACTAGCTTTGACTGCGAATAGTTCTGGTACAGACAATACAGCAGTCGGATATGCTGCTGGTGATGCGGTAACCACAGGATCAGACAACACTTTAGTAGGAGATAACGCTGGTGGCGCGATAACAACTGGTGGTGATAATACTGCGGTTGGCTCTGGCGCACTAGCTACTGAAGATGGTAATGGACAGAACGTAGCAGTAGGATCAGCAGCGTTAGCAACATTAAATGCTGGTGCAGATGCTGGCAACGTAGCGGTTGGCTATCAAGCCTTAACTGCTGCAACTACTGGTGTTGACAACGTAGCAGTCGGTTTTCAAGCTGGAGATGCAGTAACAACAGGTTCAGATAACACATTAATCGGAGATAGTGCTGGCGGAGCTTTAACGACAGGTGCAAACAATGTCGCGGTGGGTTCAGCAGCATTAGCTACAGAAGATGGTAATGGTTCAAATGTTGCAGTAGGTACAAATGCTCTTACTACTCTTAACGCTGGTGCAGAGGGAAAAAACGTAGCAGTTGGTCACGAAGCTTTGAAAGTAGCATCAACAGGTATAGAAAATGTAGCAGTAGGATGTTCTGCCATGATTGCCAACACAACAGGCTCATACAATACTGCAGTCGGTGGTTATGGAACTTTAGATGCGAACACAACTGCGAATAACAATACAGCTATTGGTGCTGGTGTTATGACTGCAAATACAACAGGTGCTAACAATACTTCTGTTGGAGCTTATAGCTTAGATGCGAACACAACTGCAAATAGCAATACAGCAGTTGGTTATGCTTCTTTGTCTAGCAATACAACAGGAACAGAAAATACAGCCATTGGTAAAGATTCTTTAGGAGCAAACACCACAGCAAACAGTAATGTTGCAGTAGGTGTGGAGTCATTACAAGATAACACTACAGGAGCTTCTAATACTGCTGTAGGAACTGGTTCTTTGAAGGAACAAACTACAGCAAGTAACAATACAGCAGTTGGATATCATTCTTTACGAGAAAACACTACAGCAGATCATAACACAGCAGTTGGATATAATGCTTTATTAGCAAACACTACAGGAAATACTAATACAGCAATTGGTTCTAGTGCTTTAACAGCAAACACAACTGCATCATTTAACACAGGAGTTGGACACAGCGCATTAGAAGCTAACACTACAGGTGCATCCAATACAGCAGTTGGAAAAAACTCTTTAGCAGCAAACACTACAGCCTCTAATGGTACAGCTATTGGAAGAGATGCTTTAAAAGCAAACACCACAGGTGATTCTAATACAGCAGTAGGTTTTGATTGTTTAGGAGCAAACACCACAGGAACAGCAAACACAGCCGTAGGACATAATACTTTAGATGCTAACACCACAGCAAATAGCAACTCGGCTTTTGGTTATAATGCGTTAACTTCAAACACCACAGGAACTTTAAATGTAGCGATTGGTTCAGAATGTATGGCAGATAATACCACAGGAAGCAGTCTCACAGCGGTTGGTGAAAATGCTTTACACGCAAACACAACTGCAAGCAATAATACAGCAGTTGGATATAATGCTTTATTAGCAAACACCACAGGTTCTGAAAATCAAGCATTTGGAACTTATACTTTAGCGACTTGCTCCACAGGTGCATATAACACAGCAGTAGGCTACAACGGACTAGGCGCACTTACTACAGGTACTAACAATGTGGCATTAGGTTTTAGGGCTGGTCAGGGAATAACAACAGGTGGTAGGAATACCCTTATTGGAGAAGGTTCAGGAATAGCTGGAAGCCCTAGTGGTAATATTACTACAGGCAGTAATACTATGTGTTTAGGTGATGATAATTTAGGAACTTTATTTTGTATACAAGGCACAATTAATACTTCTGATGTCCGAGATAAAAGAAATATTACAGATTTTAGTAATGGTTTAGATTGGATAAATAAAATGAAGCCAGTTACTTACCAATGGGATAGAAGGTCTTGGTATGTTGATGAAGATGCTACACCTGAAGATATACTGGCAGTAAAAACTGATGGCTCTTTAACAAAACCTAAAGTTGAAGTAGGACTTATAGCGCAAGATGTACTAGAAATAGAAAAAGAACACGGATTTGGTAGTGATAATGATAATAGTCTTTTAGTCAATCTAACTGAAGATGAAACTAGATATGGTATCAACTATACAAATATAGTACCTATGTTAATCAAAGCAGTACAAGAACTTTCAACACAAGTTGAAGAATTAAAAAACAATAAATGTAAATGTAATAAGGAAAAATAAAATGGCAGTAACTAAAACAATGACTAAAGCTGTACCTTATGAAAAATCAGGCAAAGCACAAGAATGGCACTTAAAGATGAAGTACGAGAACGATAGCGAAGGTGATGCAACCTACTATACTTCTACTTTTAGCCACAGGGCAGTAGCAGCCGATGGTGATTTTACCGCAGCAGCAAAAGGCTCATTTAGCCTAGCAGACCTTACAGCACTTTGTCCTGTTTCACATTGGGATACAGTTTTTGCTAGTCAAGTAGACTCAGTTATTACTAATCCAAATACAAATCCTGTAGCAGACGAATCATTTTCAGTACCTAGTTAATATGGCTACTCAAATCCACGGTATGCCTAGTGTTTTTGTGCTAGAGCATGATGTACCAGAAGAAATGGTAAAAAATTTAAATAAGTATTTAGATTCTTATTTGAAGAAAAAGAAACGAAAATCACTTGCTAGTACACTTGTTGGTCAAATACAGCACGGACAACAACTATTAATGGATCACGAAGATAAAAAAATTATTGATTTTACTAATATGTTGTGTGGGCTAGGAGCTGAGTATATTAATCAGTTTTCTAAAGCTACTGGCGCACAATACAAAACTAATAAGCGTGTAGAAATGGATGAACTTTGGTCAGTACACAGTTACGAAAGAGACTACAACCCAATACATAGTCACGGAACTAAAACACTAATGGGTATCTCTTGCACAACTTGGACTAAAGTACCACAGCAAATATTAGATCAACCTACAGCAGGAACATCTAATTACAATTTATACAATGCTAGTGGACATTGTGATGGATATTTAGCTTTTCAGTATGGACAAAATCACGTTACAGATGTGGATATTTTAAAACCACCACAAAGTTTTGTAGTGCAACCACAAGTAGGAAAGCTATATTTATTCCCAAGTTGGTTACAACACATGGTTTACCCATTTCAAGGTAAAGGTGAAAGAAGAACAGTTGCAGCTAATTTAAATTGTTGGGACATACAGGTGGCTACATGAGTAAATCTCCAGATGCTTTTGTATACAGAGCAACGCTAGATCGCGTTGTAGATGGAGATACTTTTGATTGTATACTTGACTTAGGGTTTGATGTAAAACTGCATAAACAGCGCGTTAGACTGCATGGAATTGACACACCTGAATCACGCACTAGAGATTTAGCAGAAAAAAAACTAGGTTTACTAGCAAAAGAACGATTAAAAGAACTTTGTAAAGGGTCTTTTAAGGTCCGATCATTAGGAAAGGGCAAATATGGCCGTATACTCGGTATTCCATACACAGAAAATGGCGAAGATATTTGTCAAATGTTGATAAACGAAGGTCATGCGGTAGAGTATCACGGGGGTAAAAAAACAAAAAAATGGGGAAATTACTAGAGGAAAAATTATGGATATGATAATAAATTTGATAACTTGGGTAACCGGTATAGTAACAGTAGCTTCATTAATAGCTGCTTCAACACCCACACCCAAAGATGATGTTTGGATAGGTAAACTTTATAAAGTCATAGATCTTCTTGCTTTAAACGTTGGAAAAGCAAAGGATAAATAATGTCTACGGCAAAAGAGTCTTTATCTAAAATTGAAGCGCACGAAAGAGAGTGCGCTATTCGGTATGAGTACATAGAAAAAAGACTAGACGAGGGTTCTGCAAAGTTCAAAAGACTAGAAACTTTAATATGGGGTGTTTATCCTTTTATAGTGGGAACCGTTATTTTAGCTAAATACATTTAAAAGGTGCTTATAAATGCCTTTACAAAAGTTACAATTTAAACCAGGAATCAACAGAGAAACCACCTCTTATACTAACGAAGGTGGTTGGTTTGATTGTGAAAAAATAAGATTTAGATCGGGTGTTCCCGAAAAAATAGGCGGTTGGACTAAAGCTAGTACGAATACTTTTTTGGGAACTTGTCGTGCTTTACACAGTTGGGTTGATTTAAACGGAACTTTACGCACCGGAGTTGGTACGCATTTAAAGTATTACATTAACGAAGGTATCGATTATAACGACGTAACTCCGTTAAGAACCACTACATCTGCTGGTGATGTTACTTTTTCAGCTACTAATGGTTCTTCTACTATAACTGCAACAGATAGCAGTCATGGTGCGGTTGAAGGAGATTTCGTAACTTTTTCGGGGGCCGCTACTTTAGGTGGTCTTGTAACCGCGGCTGTTTTAAACCAAGAATATCAAATAGTTAGTGTTCCTACAACCAACACATTTACGTTTACTGCTAAAGATACATCTGGTTCTACTGTTACGGCAAACAGCAGCGATAGCGGCAACGGTGGTAGTTCTGTAGTAGGTGCTTATCAAATAAACGTTGGCTTAGACAGCACGGTTCTCGGGACAGGTTGGGGTGCTGGAACTTGGGGTAGAGGAACTTGGAACTCTGCAACTTCTTTGACGGATATATCTAGTATATTGAGGTTGTGGACACACGATAACTTTGGGGAAGATTTAATAATTAATGTTAGGGACGGTAACATCTTCTATTGGGACACCAGTGCTTACTCTAGTTCTTACAATAGAGCTATTCCTTTGTCTACCGTATCAAATGCTGTATCTGCTCCTACGGTAGCTAAACAGGTTTTAGTTTCTGATCGTGATCGTCACGTTATTGCTTTTGGTTGTGATCCAGAAGACGACACTGGAACTCAAGACCCTTTATTAATAAGGTTTAGCGATCAAGAAACAGCTATTACTTGGAACTCTACTGCTACGAATACTGCGGGTAGTTTAAGGTTAGGTTCCGGCTCTGAGATTATGACCGCTGTTGAAACAAGGCAACAAATTGTTGTTTTTACAGACGTTTCTTTACACGCTATGCAGTTCTTGGGACCGCCGTTTACTTACGGAATTAATTTAATTTCTGAGAACATTACAATAATGTCTCCGTTATCTGCAAAAGCGGTAGATGATTATGTTTTTTGGATGGGACTTGAAGACTTTTATTTCTATGATGGTCGTGTTCAAAAATTACCTTGTTCTGTAAAAGCATACGTTTTTAACAACTTTAATTTGCTTCAAAAAGAAAAAGTTTTTGCTGCATTAAATTCTTCTTTTGACGAAATTTGGTGGTTTTACCCGTCCTCAGATTCGGAAACAATTGATCGTTACGTTGTTTACAACTATGTGCAAAAAATTTGGTATTACGGCACAATGGCTAGGACTGCTTGGTTAGACAGAGGCATATTAAATAACCCTATAGCTGCCGGCGCAGACAATTATTTATATGACCATGAAAACGGTTTAGATGATGGTAGCACCTCGCCAGCTTCAGCAATAACTTCTTACATAGAGTCTAGCCAATTGGATATAAGTGACGGAGACGGGTATGTTTTTATTAGACGTTTAATTCCAGACGTTACTTTTGATGGCTCAATAACAAGTACCCCAAGTGCTTCTTTTACCCTTAAAACACGTAACTTTCCTGGTGGATCTTACGGTAACTCAGACGCAAGCACTGTAACTCAAACGGCAAAGGCCAGCACTACTACGGTAGAGCAGTTTACAAATCAGGTTCATGTTCGTTTGCGCGGACGTTCTTTTGCTTTAAGGGTAGGTAGTGATGGTGCCGAAGTTAAGTGGCGGTTAGGTTCTCCTCGCGTAGACATACGCCAAGACGGTAGAAGATAATGTCGAGTAGAAATTTAACACAACCTACTTTCCCTACGCCGCCCGAGGAATACGATAGTAGTTATATGGCAGAAATAGTAAGAGCTTTTGCTGTTTTTCAACAACAGGTGATTAACCCAGGAGAGGGTCGAGCTACTAATTTTACATTAACAAATTTAGCAGATAACGACACAGGACTTGAAACTGGGGCTCTTTTTGCGCAAAATGGGGTTGTAAAAATTGTACGTTTAAATGTGCCTTGTCCGGCTGGTTTAGAGGCTACTGCTACTTTAGGTAGTGTAACAGTGAGTATTTCTTAATTAGGCGTGTTATTATGGTAAACAAGAGTCAAATAAAGGATTTTTAATGTCAGCAGCCTTACAAACATATAATGAAGCTCAAGATACTTTATTCGTTCCAGACGGCGGCATTGCCGCTTTTTTGTATGCTACTGAGGGCGATTGGGCTACCGAAGACGATATTCCAGAAACAGGCATTGCTCAAGTAAAAAGTGTTGCGGACAAACTAGCAGAATACGGTCGTTACGAAGACGAGTACATGGTCCACGCAGCAGAGGGCGAAACAGTTGTTCCTTTAGAAGTATTAGAGGCAAACCCTCGTCTTAAAAGTAATTTGTTTAATCAAATGGAAAAAATGGGTTTAGAACCAGAACGTTATGTTGTGGGTAGTGAACTTAACTCACTAAACCCTGTTACCGGACAACCAGAGTTTTTTCTTAAAAAACTTTTTAAAGGCGTTAAGAAATTAGTTAAGAACGTAGTAAAAGTTGTTAAGAAAGCACTTCCCGTTGTATTGCCTATCGCTTTAGCAATGACGCCCCTCGGACCAATATTCGGAGCGGCAGGGATTACCGCAGGTGCGTTAGGTGGATTTGCTTCAGGTGTATCTGGCGGTATTTCATCATTACGTGCTGGCAACACCTTTATGGAAGGATTTAAGAGTAGTGTGGGATCAGCGGCAGGCGGTGTAGGCGAAAGATTTAAACAGTTTGCAAGTCCAGCAAGAGCAAGAGAGGCAGGCGGAACTTACTTTGGCGACCCGACAAGGACTATACGAACGCCAGCAGAACAACAAGCCGCGCTTAGAACTCAAGCAGTTTCCGATCAGCTTATTGCAAATGTAGACGCTAGAATGACTCCGCAAGTAACTGAACAAAATATGGCTGCGGTAAAGCAACAACTAGCCGGTGGTCAAGGTACAGGAACAACTACCGTTACTGATTTACCTCCATCTACGATAGATAACCAAATTAGTCAAGATTTCTTAGCTAGTATAGACCCACGCACTACTACTACTCCAACTACAACTACAATGGCAGTGCCTTATACTCCGACTGACATTTCTACCGGAGTAACCGTTCCAACAGGTGTAAATGTTAGTGTTGACGACGCAATCGCGGCACTAAATCGAGTGCCAGCAGAACCACGTAGTTTCTTAGAAAGAACTGGAGACTTTATGTTTAGGGGTGGCAAAGACCCACAAACCGTAAAAGCTGCACAAGATGCGGCTGGACAAGCTTACGCACAAAAAATGAAAGAGTTAGGTATTCAAGCTACAGAAGCAGGTTATAACGCAGCAAGAGCCGCGGCAGGTCCCGGAACATTAACTAGATATGGACCTTCGGCATTGTTAGCTTCTGGCATAGCGGCAGGCACTGGATTCTTTGATGCACCAGAGCAAGAAGAAGAAGAAACAGAAGCCTTCGTAACAGGCGCAGAATTATTAGAACAAGATCCGGATAAATACATGATCCGTTATCCGGCAGCTTCTCCCACATACACACTATCAGACATAAGGGTTCCGGGTAGCACGTTAGGTTTTGCTGATGGCGGTGCTGCACAATTCCCTAGACGCGACGGAGCGATCGCGGGCCCCGGAACAGAAACTTCTGACGACGTTCCTGCAATGTTATCTGACGGCGAGTTTGTTATGACTGCAAAAGCAGTAAGAGGCGCAGGGGCAGGAGATAGAGGCAACGGCATGAAAACAATGTATAGTTTAATGAGAAAATTTGAAAGAGCGGCAGTATAATGGCAACAGAAACAACCACACAGATTGTAAGAGAAGCACCTGAAATAGAAGCTCAGAAACTGGCTTTATTAGAAAGTGCTAGAGATTTAACTAAACAACGTTCTGGCGAAGTGCCGCCAGTTTATAGGGTAGCGGATTTAAGTGCATTAGAAAGAGGCGCTGGTGACGTATTACGTGCGGGTATAGGCGGGTATGAACCTTATTTAGACGCCGGTTTTGGTGCAACTCAAGCAGGTGTAGGCGCTATAGCCGATACTGCAATGCCACTATTACAACAAGGTTTTGGTGCAACACAAGCCGGGTTAGGTGCGATAGATCAGGCACAGGCACTAGCCGCGGCAAGCAGAGCTACCCCGTATGGATTTAGAGACGAAGGTATTGCTGGATTAAGAGAAGCAACGGGACGATTTGACCCGTCTTCTATATCAGAGTTTTTTGATCCGTTTACAGAACAAGTTATTGCAACTCAACAGCAAGACGTAGATCGTCTAGGACAACAGCAACTAAATCAAGCCAGAGCTAGAGCAGCGGCGGCAGGAGCCTTTGGTGGTTCTAGGGGCGCACTACAAGAAACAGAAATAGGACGTAACGTATTAGGTGAGCAATCACGTATTGGTGCTCAATTACGTTCGCAAGGTTTTCAACAAGCACGGCAAGCGGCCCAACAAGCGTTTGAACAGCAACAAGCAAGACGCATGGCGGCGGCTCAAGGCATAGGTCAACTTGGACTACAGTTTGGTCAACTAGGGCAAGCTGATGTTCAACAACTAGCCGGGTTAGGTCAAGCCAGTGGTGCGTTAGGTCAAGGTCTTGGATCACTTGGAGAGCAAGCTGGAATACTGGGCGGCAGATTAGGTAGCTTGGGACAACAGCAAGCACAGATGGGCGGACTTGAACAACAAATGAATTTAGCTGATGTAAACGCCATGATGCAACTAGGCGGAGCTTATCGAAGTAATTTACAGAATCAATTAGAAGCACAACGTATGTCAGAACAACAAGCACAAATGATGCCTTACCAACAGTTAGGGTTCTTGTCAGACATATATAAAGGTGCTCCAAGTACTCAATACTCAATACTTAGCAGTCCTTCAGCACCTGCTGCTTCACCTTTCCAACAAGTAGCAGGATTAGGTGTAGCCGGACTAAGTGCTTTATCAGGAGCTAGATACGCGGGGTTATTTTAATGAATACCTTACAAAGACCTTTGTTTAGACAAGCTGGTGGACCTGCAGAAATGATGCCTGCGGGCGTCGCTGCTTTACCTCAAGCCGATCCAGCAGCAATGGTCGCTGCGGTAGAGCAAACTACAGCACGGGACATGGAAAAAGTAGGACAAGAATACGTACAAGGTGTCTCACAAGGACTAGACGACGCAGAGAACTTTAAAGAGGTTATTGATTCTTTACGTGGTAATGCCATGCCTATAGAAGAACGTTACCTAGAGTTATCTGAATACGTTGGTGAAGACGACGCTGAGAAAACACCAGAGTCTGTATTGGCTATGGTACAGCCCGTTATAATGATGACAGAAGAAGGTAACGTCGATTCTGGTATAGGTGAGCTTATGCAGAAACTAGCCGGTGAGATTGACATGGTAACTGAAGCAGGTGCACCGACACAGATGGGTCAAGGTCTTGGTGGTTTAATGGCGGCTAATCAAGAGGTGCCTGTTCAGAAATTTGCTAACGGCGGTATTGTGCAACACTTTAACCCTGGTGGCGCGGTAAATCAAAATCCTATATATACAAGTTCTTTAGCTTTCCCTAATAACCTTACAAGAACGCCTGGACCTGATTTGAGAGTAGGTATTGAGCAATTAAAAAGTCGTTTGCCACAAACTTATCAAGAGGTGCTTCCCCTTTATCAAGGAATAATAAATCCGGAACAACAAAGAGATATGACTAAATCTCAAATTATGTTTGACATTGCACAGGCCGGTTTGAACTTTGCTGGTGGTGTAGATCCACGCACCGGTCAAGCTATGACAGGTAGAGCGTTGGGATCACAACTAGCCGCAGCCGCTTCTGGTTTACCACAACAGATCGGAGAACGGGTCGCGGCTCAGAGACAACAAGAACAAGCCGCTCAACTAGCCGCTTTACAGATGGCCGGAGATATAGAAAAAGCGAGAGTAGAACAAGTGGGTAGCGAAAGAGGTTTGGGAGCTCAATTATCACAAAGAGCGGAATTAGCTATTTTTGACGCAGATACGAAGTCTGCTTTAACTAATCAAAAAGGTGCTATCGAAGATCAACTTGCGGCAAATGCAGCAGCAAGAATAACCGCAGAAAATGACAAAAATGTTGGAAGACAAAAAGAGTTATACCAAGAAGAATATAGGTTGAGAACGAATCTTGCTAATAATAACTTTCAGAATGACTTAGTTAAAATAGAAGAAAATTATCAGAATAATCGTAATTTAAGAGAACTTCAAAGCGGTCTTGATACAGCCCGAGAAAAAGTTGGTTATCAACACCAAAAAGATATGCAAGAAGATAGGCAAGAGTTTTTAAAACCGTACAAAGACGCTGAGTTAGAGTTGGCTGAAAGGGCGGCTGATTTATCAGAAGCTATGTATAAAGATGGTTTAAAACGTTTGCCAAGCACTAAAATTGGTTCTAACCTATCTGGATTTTTGTTTTTAGATTCTGAAGCAGACGCTGCAAGAAAAATTCAGGACCAGAGAGCAGCACAACTATTTGATTTGACCGTTCAAGCTCAACAACTAGGTATGGACACACAGTCGTTGAACAATTATATAAACAATAATAACTATCGTTTAGCTGTAAGAAAACAAAGTTTCTTTGAAGAAACCACTTATTTAGGTCAACTTATAGACAGGGAACTTGCTATGAATAAGCAAGGGCTTCAGGGCATGGACTCAAATCAAATGAACGCATTACTTATGAGCGATCAAGCTGCAATAGCTTACGGTTTAGGTGCTAGTATGCCGGAATACGAGTACGCTTTATCTCAGAAATTTAAAACGTCTTTTGATCCAAATTCAGGATTAAGAATAACGGCTAATATGCCACCATACATAAAATCAGCGATTGAAGCGAGGCAACAAGGCGGATTTACCGCGTTTTCTCCAGATATGACCGTAGTTGAAAGAATTGCTATGCAACAAGGTTATGCTAAAGGTGGTGAAATAAAGCACATGGCTAATGGTGGTGATCCTAGTAAAGGTCTTTTTGAACCTACTACCGGACGTTTTATGGCGAGGCCGCCGGAACCAGAACAACCAATCACGTTCGACGAACCAATCATATCCGGTTTAGAGGGAATAGATATTACCAAAGGAACGGGTTCTGATGCTTTTTTAAAACAAGCCGCAAATAAGGTAGTAACAGCTTTATTTATGGAAAACGCACCTTTTGAAGAAACAGAAGAAGCTGTTAGAACTTTAGACAGTTTCACTCAAATTGCACTTACTCGAGCATTGGGTTCATTAGCAGGTAGAGAAAACAGAGAACTGCAAGAACGTTTGGCTAAACTGCAAGTACCTGCGGCTGAGTTCTTTTATAACGACAGCGAAGCACTAGCACAGTTTAGAGCGTCAAGTCGCGTTATGGACTTTGCTATTCGTGAGCAAGAGTCTGTAATGCAAGGTCCTGGGTTAACACGTACCGAAAGAAACAAAGCTAAGAAAGATTTGGCTTCATTAAAGAGTATACGAAGCGAATACGATAACTTAGCTGCTGCTTATTCAAGAAAACTAGAGGGAGACACAGAAGCTGTCTCTAAGCAATTAGATCAGTTTTTTAATTAAATGGTTAGAAAAGTAGACAATTTTGATTTACGCGGAGCGTTTAATTACCTTGTAGAAGATCAAGACGAAGGTGGTATGGGTTTAACTCGACCGCAAGCTGAGAGTCAAATAGCCCAGCGTTTAGCCAAAGAAGTTGATTTTGATTACACAGCAGCTACCGAAGCGGGATTCAATAACGAACAAATTATATCGAAACTAACCGGCATTGAAGATCGAGGCGCTTTGTCTGTACTTGGAGAGGCCACGGCTCGCGGAGCAATAGGTGCTATACCAGAAGCACTTGCACTTACTCCCGGAACTGCACTTGGGGCTAAAATAGGTACTGCTATTAACCCTGGACTTGGTACTCTTATTGGTGGTGGGATTGGTTTTATAACAGCACCTTTAGTTGCTTCGATTGTCGATCAGCAAGTCGGGCTTACTAAATCTGCTAGTGATTTTTTATTAGGCGAAGAAGAACCGGTATTGCCGTCAGATCAACCGTTTAGAGAAGCTGGAAAAGTAACGGGTGGTGTTCTTAGTTTTAGTGCCGCTTTGCGCCGTGGCTTGGCTAAATCGACATTAGGCGACGTACCTACGGGGCAGGCAGGAGCCACTTTAGTTGACACGGGTGCAGACTTTGGATCTAAAAAAATATTAGCCAATTTACGTAAATACGACCCTGATGCAAAAACACCGTTGAGTTTACGAGCATTACAGGCTACAGAAGATGTAGCTACTCGCATGGCGACCAGAGCACGGGCCCCGGGTCGAGATTACTATTTAAGACAAGAGGTACCGATTGCAACTGCGTTTGGTTTAGGTGCTGGTATAGCCGAGCAGGTAGACCCCGGAGACGCAATGACGTCATTTTTAACGTCTTTGGGTGCCGGTTTAGTTGCGCCTGTATCGCCTTTAAGTAGACTTGTTTCCGGTGCCGCAGCAAAATCAGCACAAGCTGGACAAGCGTTAAGACACCCGAGCGAAACTTTTCAGAATATATTAAGCAATTTAAGAAACAAGACAGAAAGTAAAGCAAGAAATGACTTAATAAAACTTTACGAGGGTATAGCAAAAAATGCCGAGGCACCCGGTAGGGCTAGAGCGTTGGCAGATGGTGTTCCTTATGATCCAAAAATACACAGTCCTGACGTTGATTTTACAAAAATAAATCCAGGCGGTGCGGCAGAAATTATTAGGGCTTCAGAAGAAATAGTAACGGGTTTAGTTCCTGGAGTAGATAAACTTCTTACACCTGGGACAATACCCGTTGATCCTAAAACTCCCGGGATTGAATCTTATTTTGGTGTACTTCGTTTACAAGCAGAGGCAATGGCTAAAAATCCTGACTTAAAAAGAGAGGTGAGTAACTCAACACAACAGGCGGTAGCTTTAGCTGCCAAAACTCTTGAAAATGCTATAGAGGTTCAAGACGCTAGTTTGATAGCTATTCACACAAAATTATTTCAAGAAGCCCAAGAAAATTTTATTGGCGAATTGTTACATAACAGGTTAAGGACAGTCACAGAGACATTAGACAAAGCAGAAGCTAAAGGCAAACTGGAACCTGGCAAAGGTAGTGAAATAATTGTTAGAGAAATTAATAAATTAGAAAGTTACGCAAGAGACATAGAAAAACGTTTATACGATTCAGAATTAATAGATTACCTTGCAAGCGTAAAACCGAATTTTCTTATAAAAGGTCTTAACGAAGATGAAGCTAAAGCTGCCCTACAAGGGCGTTTTATGGCTAGTGACATAAAAAGTGCAGATGGCAAGAAAGCTCTTGAGTTAATTGAGGAAATTAAAGCTAATATTCCTAAAGCAGATCCCACGCTTCAGAGACCACCTAAAGCAGCAACTAAAACAAAAAGAAAAAGCACAGCCATCCCTTCTATCTTAAAGCCGGGTATAGAGCCAAAAGTGCCAAGAATAAGAGATATTGTTAGAAACATTGATCCGGACTTTGATGAAATGAGCGAACTTATTTCTTCTATGGGTCGCGACGCAAAAATCTCACGGAAAAAAAATCCTCGTACGGGTCTGCCACTTGGTATAGAAATATTGCCGTCACATAGAATGAAAAGAGGCGGCGAAAGTAGCATTGATGGCCTTATGCAAAAAGCCATAGAGGAAGGTTATTTTCCGGGATATGGAATAAATGAGTACACGGCTGGTCCGGGAGGAAAAGTATTAAGTCGTGATGAGCTTTATGAGGCTTTAGCAAACAATATAACTAAACCGGAAGATCAAGTTAGGTTAGATGAATATCAAAATAAAGTTGAGATAGCCGCTGATCTTCAAGAATCTTTAGACAAAGCGGGTATAAAAAATAAAGATATTCGTGGTAGGACTGATGATGAGATATTTGAATTAGTTGCTGATATAGATTCCGGTATATTACCGCCAAGAAGAATGAGAGAACAAGTTGGTGGATTCCCTAAAGATATGCCGGCTAAAGAGCGTAGGCGTTTAGATAAAGAATTAGAAGCACAGACACAAGCACAAGCTAGTCAGATACAATACGATCCAGATATTCCGGCACAGATTATGACGGTTGGTGATGCAATTAGGATTCGTTCTTTGATAGGAGATGCGCTTAGAGATACCGTTACAAAACCAAGCGAACGAAGGTATCTTACTCGCATACGAAAAAATGTACTCAAAGATTTATTAGAAAACACAGATTTAGATGAAACGCGAGAAGCTTTAATTTTGGCAAACACTTTTACAAAAGCAAAAAATGACGTGTTTTCCCGCACAAAAGGCGGTGAAATGGCTAAAGACCTAAAATATTCAGACGATAATGTTTTTGCAGAAAACCTTCTTGCTGCAGGCAGGCCTAACGAATTAGGCAATAGGGTTACTGGATTACAAAAGTTTGGACAGTTTTTTGAAGATCAAGCTAGAGAATTGGTAAAAGTGGGCGATCCAGAACTTACAGCACTTGTAGAGAACGTAATACCAGCTTCTCAAAATTCTGCTTTAACTATAGAAAACAGTATAGTTAAAGTTATTAGAGGTATGTTATTTAACGGCGTAATTGAAACAAAACCGCAAAGCACGCTTATTCCAAGCGATATAAAAAAGGCATTACCCGGTCAATTTGAGGCAGGTCAACTTGTAGTAAATGAAAGAAAACTTAAAACTTTTATGAATAGATATAAAGCTGCTGCCGATCAAAATCCTAGAATAAAAGAATTGTTTGACGACATGAGCGATCCGCTTAAAGCTCAACAGGTTCTTGAAAGCCTTAAAAGGCGTGAGGGTATACCTGAAAAAGGAATACTTTCAATGGACGAAAGAATAGCTGAAAAAGATGCTTTGAGCGATATTCTTGGCGTAGACAGTCCTGTTTTCAGACTTACTCAAATTTTAGAAAGCAAAGAGCCCCAAACTAAATTAGACAACCTTATAAAACAGGTTAATTTAATCAAGACTTCGGATATACCGGTAACGTATAAAGGCAAAAAGGTTCCGGCGAAAGAGGTGTTTGAACCTGCCGTCGGTGGTTTAATGACGTCTTTTATACAGGTTGCTCGAGACGCAAGTTACATAAAAGGCAAAGATATTTTTGAAACAGGGGATCTTACACCGATACCTAGATATGACGCAAAAATATTCCGTCAAGTATTTTTTGAAACAGGAGAAGTTTTTCCTCAAATGGGAAGTTTACCTTCAATTGCAGATACTTTGTTAAAACAAAAAGTTATTGATAAAGCTAGGTATGACCAAATAGATAACGTTACGTTAGCTATGGAACGTATGCAAAATCAACAAGAGTTTATGGAACTTTTGCCAGATATGTCAACAAAATCAAAACAGCTTTTTCAAAGGTTCGCCTCAAGGGTTTTTGGTGCGCAATTAGGGGCACGTTTAGGCACGGGCACCATACAGGTTCCAGGATTTACTGCTGGATTAGCTGAAGATATTCTTATGAAATCGCCTAGCACAGCTTTGACTACTTTTATGAGTAAATTGTTTGAACCAGGCGGCTACGAAAAATTTGCAGAACTGCTTGAATCGACTGCAGAAGAATCAATGAAAAGACAACGTGGTCAAGCGTTCGAGACTCCATTGTTAGTGCCACCACTAAAAGATTCTCCGTTAGCCGTTGCTGCTCCGGTAGAAGCAATCACTCGAGACAGGGAAGAAGAAAGAACGATCACGCCTCCACCACCACAGCTATCTCAGGCGTCACCGTCGGTAAATCCTATGCAGACCGCTAATCAGAGAGCACGCTACGCGGCTATGTTCCCACTTGATCCGGCTTCTTCACTTATTAGAGAACGTCAAGCACAGGGCATAGGAAGTCTTCCTAGACCTTAGATTAGCCACTCCCGGCTTTGTTCTCCCAATACTTCTTGAGCAATATCAATTTTACCCTTTAAGGCAGCAAGTATTTTTTCATCAACCGTGTCCGGGCTTACTAAGTCTACGTAGGTTACGTGATTTTTTTGTCCTATGCGGTGGGCCCTGTCTTCTGATTGTATGCGTGTTTCTAAATCATAGCCGTTATTCCAATAGATTACGTTAGTTGCCGCAGTTAACGTCAAACCGTAACCACCTGTCTTGGGATTACCAACAAAAAAACGTAACGGATTTTCTTTGTCTTGAAAGTTTTTGACTATCTCTTGGCGTTTGTCTTGTGGCGTAGCTCCATAAAAAGCTTCCGCACTGTCCTCACCGTATCGTTCTTTTAACTTATTGACTATCCGTTCTAAATCATACACCCACGTAGCCCATATAATTACTTTGCCTGACATTTCATCAATGGTGCTCAGTAGTTCGTCTAAACGTTTATTTGGTATCTCTTGTATCTCACCATCATCTGTCTTTAAATGCCCGCAGCATATCTCTTGTAATCGCATTATTTGTGTCAATACGCTAGTCGTAGTAGATAGCTCTCCTTTTTCTAAACGTGCGATAGCTAGTTTTTTCATCTGCACGTATGCGGATAACTGTTCTTTACTCAACGGCACCCGCCTTGATGTATATATTTTCTCAGGTAAATCTAAACAATCTTCTTTTAAAACCCTGGAACTAAACGAGTCTAATTTACCGTGCAGTTCATCTAAACGTTGATAGCCAGTAATTTCTTGGAAGCTACGCATACCCATAGCTCTTTTCCTAACAATTGCATAACGTGCTTGATATGCGAAGAAACTTTTAAATCCAAGCAGTTGCGGACTTAAAAAATCACATTGACTGAATAAATCCATAGGGTTCTTTGTAATTGGGGATCCTGTTAGTATGCGTTTGTATTTAGCCAGACTAGCCGCTTTCAACGCATTTTTTGTGCGTAACGCTTTGCGATTCTTTATTGCCGTGCTCTCGTCCATAATAAATAGGTTGTTGGGGTTCATCTTTAAAAACTTAAATGCACTGGACGCGCCTTTGACAGTAGATAAGGCTTCTACGTTCATAGCCAATATATGCAGATCAGTGTGTCCCGGATCGGCTAACTCGGTTAACGCTTCACGATACTTTTTAGTTATGTTGGGTTGCCACTGAACCATTTTAGAGTTTATGCGATCGGGCAAATGTTGTGGTATTTCTTTTTCGACCCAGTTTGCGAACACACCTTTTGGCGCAACAATGAGAACCGTATTAATGGCATTAACTTCGTATAATGCACCGAGAGTATCTATTGCAATCTTTGTTTTACCAGTCCCCATTTCAAGAAAAAGCGCGTGCTGCTTGGCTTTCCACGTTTTTTCAAATATCTTTTTTTGATGCTCATACGGCTTCGTTTTATATTTATACATTTATTTTGCTCCGGGTATTGACGTATATAATGATATGCGATATAAATATGTTTGTCTAGGAATGTAAAACATTCCTCAATTCACGAACCACGGAGATAAAAGATGGAAAACGACTTTCTTTCACAATTAGAATCAGACGCAATCGCAACAGATTCTACCCCAAAAGATCAGGATTTGAACAGTGTCGCAAACATTGCCAAAGCTATTCAAGATAAAGAGGATCTTTTAGCCGACTTAGAGAAACAAGTTAAGACGGTAAAGAAAGAACTTTTGAAACTCACTGATGAAGATTTACCGTCAATTTTACAAGAACTTGGAATGACTGGTTTTACATTAGATGATGGTTCTTCAATTTCAATCAAACCCACGTATGGCGCACATATTAAAGTTTCAGATAAAGAAGAAGCTTTTGCATGGTTGCGTAAAAACGATTTTGGGGACTTGATTAAAAATGTAGTGAGTTGCACTTTTGGACGCGGCGAAGACGAAACTGCTGTAGATTTCATGGCTTTTGCCGAGAAAAGTGGTTACACACCGCAACAAAAGACAGATGTTCATTCACAGACACTCAAGGCGTGGGTCAGAGAGCGCGTGGAAAACGGCGATAGTTTTCCTTCCGAGCTATTTGGCGCATACGTAGGACAACGTGCAATAATCAAGAGGAAATAGCAATGGCTAGTAAAGAAGTATCAAAGAAAAAAGACAGCAATGTCATACAGTTGGACGCTTCTATTTTTGAAGCAGACGCGGGTAAAGGCTTAGAAAACGTAGGTCAAGAGGACCTGGCTTTACCTTTTATTAAAATATTGAGTGGACTAGATCCTGTATTAGATGATTTGGAAGAAGCAAGAAAAGGCGATATTTACAATACCGTTACAAATCAAATCTACAAAGGTAAAGAAGGCATTAAAGTTGTGCCTTGCACTTATCAAAGACGATTCATAGAATGGGCCCCGCGAGGTAGCGGAACCGGCGCACCTTTGAATATATTCACTCCAAACGATCAAAGACCAAAAACCGAACGATCTCCAGACGATAACAGAGAATACGTTGTAGACGGAGACGGTAGCTATATCGAAGAAACGCATCAGCACTTCGTAGTAATAATAGAACCTGATGGCACTTCGAGCACGGCTTTGATTGCAATGAAATCTACGCAACTTAAAAAGAGCCGTAAATGGAACTCAATGATTGCTTCACGCAGTATTGTTGGTGCAAACGGACCTTTCACACCGCCTAGATATTCTCATGTTTACTTACTAAAAACAGTAAGTGAGGAAAACTCGAAAGGCAGTTGGCATGGTTGGGACATATCTCTAGTAGGACAAGTAGAAGATATGGCGCTCTACGGTAACGCTAAAGGTTTTGCAGAGTCTATATCTACCGGTCAAGTTGAGGTAAAACACTCTCAGGAATCCACTGAAAGCGCTGATAACGCTCCTTTTTAACCAACATAGGGGAGACGGTAGCAATACCGTCTCTCAGGGAGCCTTATGTCTAATTACAAACAATTTTCGTCTATTTTTGATGGCCTACGTGCGGCTTATGGCACCTATAAGGTAGACAAGAAACAATTAAATGGATCAAAGACCACCGGGAAAGCGGGCGTTGTTCGCGAAACACGCACCAAAGAACTTTGGGAAGGTCACTTGTCCGGTAAGGGACAATCCGTTGGAATTATTCCAATCAATGAAGATAACAATTGTAAGTGGGGTTGTGTCGATATAGATCAATACAACTTCGATCACAAAACACTAATCGAAAAAATTCGTAAGCTAAAACTACCTTTGGTAGTTTGTCGTTCAAAGTCCGGTGGGGCGCACGTTTTTGTTTTTACATCTGACTGGGTATCTGCAAAGAATATTCAAGAAGTGTTAAGACACGTTGCGTCCCTACTGGGTTATGGAGAATCAGAGATATTTCCAAAGCAAGTCAAGCTTAATCTCGAACGTGGCGACGTAGGCAACTTCCTTAATATGCCTTATTACGATCACGAAGACGGTTTACGTTACGCAATAAAGGACGACGGCACAGCCGCAACCTTAGAAGAATTTTTTGATATGTATAAAGAGTATGTCTGCACACCAGAACAACTCTCAGCAATAATGATGGAAGAAGATAAGTTTCAGCCAATAGAAAACGGGCCACCTTGTTTACAAGTATTGTGCAAAGAAAAAGTTTCCGAGGGCGGTCGTAACAATGGGTTATTTAATATTGGTGTATATCTTAGAAAAGCTTTTCCTGATTCCTGGGAAACAGAAATATTAAACTACAATATGCAGTATTTAGATCCACCTCTGCCTTTGAACGAGGTAAATATTGTAGCCAAGCAGTTACACAAAAAAGATTATGCGTATAAATGTAAAGACGCCCCTATAAACTCTTATTGTAACGCTGAGTTATGTAAAACCAGAAGATTTGGTATTGACGCGGCGGTATCGGGAGTGATGATAGCCAATTTAAGAAAATACAATTCACAACCGCCTGTTTGGTTTGTTGATGTAAACGGGCAACCCTTAGAGTTAGATACCGAAGGTTTGATGAATCAAGCAACTTTTCAGCGTGCGTGCGTAGAGCAGTTAAATTTTATGCCTAGAAGTGTCACAAAACCACTTTGGGAAGGTCGTATGAACACCTTGTTAGATGAAATGACACAGAACGAGGGAAGTATAGTAGAAGTAAGTGCAGACGCTAGTGTTAACGGGCGTTTCTATGCGTTCCTGGAGGAGTTTTGCACTTCTTTACAGCAAGCTCAAGATAGAGAAGAAATACTTCTCAGACGGCCATATACTGACGAGAAAGAGGAAAGCACATTTTTTAGGTTAGTTGATTTAGAGAATCATTTAATCAAAGCAAACTTTAAAAACTATAAAACACATCAGATAGCACAGCGTTTACGGGATATAAACGGAGAAGCTACGCAAATAAACATAAAGGGTAAAACCGTGCGTGTTTGGGTGATTCCTTCATTTAATCGTGTAAACCCGGACATACCACCGCCTGATTTTGGCAATCAGGACGAGGTTCCGTTTTAATGTTTCGTATTTTTGGTCCACCCGGGACCGGAAAAACAACAACATTACTAAATCTAGTTGATAAAGAGTTAGAGCGAGGAACGCCCTCATCAGAGATAGCGTTTTTGGCTTTTACTCGTAAAGCAGCGAGAGAGGCAAAAGAACGTGCGTGCCGTAGGTTTGGACTAGACGCTAAACAAGATTTACCTTATTTTCGCACACTACATTCTTTGGCTTTTCGTTTAGTCGGACTAACGACCGAACAATTAATGGGAACAGAGCATTACAGAGAGATAGAGAACCGTATCGGCTTTGATCTATCGGGAAGCACTAATATAGACGAAGAACACACTGCGTCTATAAAAAGAGAGTCAGAGATTTTACGGCTAATAACATTAGCGCGTTTAAGAAGAACAACGCTACATTCCGAATACAATAGAAGCAACGTTAAATACAGTTGGACTGAAGTTAATTATGTAGCCAATGCCGTAGAGCAATACAAAAAATCAAATGGCTTACACGATTACACGGATATGTTAGAACTGTTTGTGGCTAAAGGTCGCACGATATGTCCACCTTTGCGATTGTGTTTGTTAGACGAGGCCCAGGATTTATCTCCGTTACAATGGGAGATCGCACACCTGTTAGACTCTAAATCAGATAAGATGTATTGCGCCGGAGACGACGATCAAGCTATCTATGACTTTGCCGGTGCAGACGTAGATCATTTTATAAATTTACCGGGCGGTGCAGAAATATTAGAAACAAGCTATCGCGTTCCGGCTTCTGTGCATCAACTGGCAATGGGGTTATCTTCAAGAATACAACGCCGTTTTCCTAAAAATTATGTGCCAAAAACAGATATGGGTTCGGTGCAAAGAATTTACTCCCCAGAAAGTTTAGATTTTAGTAAAGGCGACTGGTTGATCTTGAGTCAAGCTAATTATCAAATTAATCCTGTATCTTCTATTTTGAAGCAAAGTGGGTATTATTTTGAAAGATCGGGCTATCCGTCTGTATCTCCTAAAGTAAGCACGGCTTTGTTGGCTTGGAAGAAGTTACAAAATAATGACGTCATAGACGTCGGTTCGGCACAAGTTTTGTATTCATTTATGCGTGGCAATGGCGTGCGTGTAGAACGTGGGTTTAAAACACTGAAAGCGGGAGAAAATGTTTTTTTAAGTTTAGATCAATTACAAAAAGATCACGGCTTATTGGCTACGGCAGATATGGATTGGCAAACGGCACTAGATCGTTTACCTGATATGGACCGAGCATACATCAACGCATTACTGCGAAGGGGCGAAGATTTAGAAGAAATGCCCCGCATCAAATTATCCACGATTCACGGAGCAAAAGGCGGAGAAGCAGAGAACGTAGTAGTGTTTAGCGATTTGACCGCCGCGGCTGATGAATCTTTACAGATCAGTCCAGACACCTTGCACCGTGTCTTTTATGTTGCCGTGACTCGAACTAAAAAGAATCTTTACATTGTAGAGCCAGAAATTTATCAAAGGAGTTATAACTTATAATGAAAAAAGAAACCAGATTACAGTTTCCCATGTTTGGGACAAGCACCGATTGGACTCCGCCCGTAGACTTACCCGATTTAAGTGACGCTAAAGAAATAGCCATAGACCTCGAAACACGCGACCCGAACCTTAAAACCAATGGTCCAGGGTGGCCTACTGGGGACGGTGAGGTAGTGGGCGTTGCAGTAGCTACGGCAGACTGGAAGGGGTATTTGCCTTTCAGTCACTTAGGCGGTGGAAATTTAGATCGACGCATCATTTCACGTTGGTTGACTAAAATTCTTGCCGGAGACGGCGATAAAATTATGCACAATGCTCAGTATGACGCCGGGTGGCTACGTCAAATGGGCGTGCCTATCAATGGTCGCATCATAGATACCATGATTACAGCGTCCTTATTGGACGAAAATAGGTTTAGTTACTCATTGAACGCACTCTCCTTTGATTATTTAGGCAAAACTAAGTCCGAAAAGCTGTTAGTAGACGCCGCAAGGGACTTTGGCGTAGATCCAAAAGCAGAAATGTGGAAGCTACCGGCCCCGTATGTGGGTCCTTACGCAGAAATGGACGCAGAACTCACACTCGAGCTATGGCAGTTATTTAAAACACAGATAGCCGTCGAGGATTTAAGTTCGGTGTGGGAATTAGAAACGGAATTGTTGCCGTGCCTTATAGATATGACCTGGCGTGGTGTTCGAGTAGATGTAGATCGAGCAGAAAGAACTAAACAAGCTATATTAAAAAGAGAAAAAGAAGCACTGGCACAAATTAAAAAGTTGGCGGGGTTTGAAGTAGAAGTATGGGCTGCGGCTTCTTTGAAAAAAGCATTTGATAAAATTGGCATAAGCTATCCCAGAACTGAGAAGGGTGCCCCGAGTTTTACTAAAGCGTTTCTAACTGAGCACAAGCATGAGTTTCCACGTTTGGTGGTAAAAGCACGTGAGTTAAATAAGATACAGGGCACGTTTATAAATACGATACTCAAGCACGTTGGTAAAGATAAGCGTATTCATAGTCACATCAACCAGTTACGTTCGGATAATGGCGGAACCGTGTCGGGACGCATATCAATGAACAATCCAAACCTTCAACAAATCCCGGCTCGCGACCCAGAACTGGGACCAATGATACGCAGTTTGTTTTTGCCTGAAGAAGACGAACAGTGGGCGGCGATAGATTTCTCGCAACAGGAACCACGGATCTTGGTGCATTACGCCTCGGTCTTATCTGATTGGAAGGGCGGTGGTTTAGAAGGTGTAGATGAATTTGTAGACGGTTATAAGAACAATCCAGATATGGACTTTCACACAATGGTTGCAGAAATGGCTGATATTCCTAGAAAAAGTGCCAAGACTATTAATTTAGCCATGATGTATGGCATGGGCGTTACCAAGCTATCGCACCAGTTAGACATCAGTTTAGACGAAGCAAAAGACCTGACTAAGCAATACCACAGTCGCGTGCCATTTGTTAAACAATTAATGCAAGGCGTATCGAGAAGATTAGAAGACGCGCGATCTAACGGAAGTGTGCGCTCTTTGAAGGGCAGAAAGTGCAGATTTGATTTATGGGAACCAAAAGGGTTTGAAATGAAAAAAGCGTTGCCAAAAGAAGAAGCACTGGCAACCTATGGACAAACTACACAATTAAAACGTGCATTTACATACAAAGCACTTAACCGATTAATCCAGGCAAGTGCCGCAGATATGACAAAACAAGCTATGGTTAACCTTTATAATCAAGGGTTTACGCCACTTTTGCAGATACATGATGAACTTGATTGCTCGGTAAAAGACTTGGAAGAAGCACAAAAGATTTCGGGAATAATGGAAACGGCTCTGGAATTAAAAGTTCCCAGTAAATGTGACATTGACCTCGGACCAAGTTGGGGAGAGGCGAAAGAAATAAAATCTGTTTGAGTATTGCGGATTTGTCCTATATAATCTCAGATATGGCAGATGAAGCTATGCTAAAAGCAGATGGATATGACGAGGCAATTCTTGGAATTACCCGTCGCTGCGGAAAGCAGGACATCATAGCCTACGATGTTGCTAAAATTTTAGACATTCTAGTAACGCGCGATGGTATGACAGACGAAGAAGCAATAGAGTTCTTTGAATATAATGTTCAAGGGGCCTGGTTAGGGGAAGGCACACCCTGTTTCGTTTATACCCATGAACTAGAGGATTTAAAAGACGAATTAAATTGGAACCAAGAATCAAATTAGGAATTACTATGGACACAGATAAGTGGAAAAGTATATTGGTGCCTCGCGACACGTATGAAGAAATAAGAGAAGTTGCCAAAGAAGAAGGTAGAACTATTTCTGGACAATTACGTTTGACTTGGCAACAATGGAAAAATGCAAATAGAACACAAAAATTGGACAGCTAGAGAGTTTTTAAAGATCGCGGATCGCGTGTCACGGAAATTAGAGAGAGGCGATAAAGTTTACCGAGACGAGATAGAAAAATTAAAATTGCTGGCTCAAATAGAAGTCGCTAAAAAAAAGATGTTATAAGGTCCCTCCCGTCCTTTTCTTTTTATACCCGTTAATTCCTCCATTATTAACGGGTTTTTTTTGCGCAAACCACTCGTAAGTTATTGATTGTTAGTTAGTTTTTCATTGTTTTTGAAAAACAGACCCCCTATGTTTATTGGCCTCTGCAAGGTATAAGACATTATGTTATAATACTTATACGCGGTTTTTTATGAATCGCGGTTGTTCTTTAACAATTTGTTTAATCCTTTTAACTAATGTGCAAAAGCACGGGAGGCATTAGCTATGGCTAATCTAAAAGTTGGAGTGGACATCACTTCTGATGGGTATACGTTTTTGGCAATTACTATGGGATCTTATGGAACCTGGACTATTGGTTTGAATCTGCAAGAAGTTATTGCTAGAGCCAATAGGACTGCAAGTTCTGATCGCACCAACGTTATTGAGGTGTGGTATGGCAAAAGCGACGACA